TTTTTAATTCATCCCCTTTTTTGTATACTCTAAGATAAGAATAGGTGGGAATTAAATCTACTCCAGTGTATTTTTCCATATCTGGAGATAAGTAACACATTAAATTCTTCATGGCTAAGTCATCGTGCCATGCAGGGGTGTTTGGGATTTGGTCGTCTACAAACCCATGTGTCTCTTCGGTTGGTATGGAATTAGGAAGTGTCGCTTTGTTATAGGCATATACGCCAAGAAAATCCAACAATTCACCTTTTAATAAACCCCTTATAATTTTATAATTAGTAGGCCCAAGAGACATATGAATATCTTGCTCCTTTAGTTACAGGCTCTACTCTGTGTGGATACATGAAGTTAGATGGAAATATAATTAAATCTCCAGATTCAAAAGGTATGACTTGATCCCCCCACATTACAAACTCACCACCTTCAAAATCTTCATTTAGCTGTCCAACAATAGACAACATCGGGATACCTTTTACATTTCCATCAAACAACGAATTGATATGGTCACAGTGTTCAGCCATTTGATGGGATTCAGCGTACTTTAAAAACTTAATAACCGAATAACCATTCCAACCATCAAACCATTTATAACCAAAACTTCTTACATATTCTGTTAATGCAGAAGACAATTTATTAATTATAATATTATTTATCTCTGCGTGATATTTATTCCAATCAGGACTTTTAAACCCTATAAATTCTGGTTCTGCGTCTTCAGCGGGTGTTGACTTAACCTCTCTTTGCCATCCAAACCCATGTTCAGGATCATTTGTTTCATAGCCTGTGAAATCGTGAGCCTCCCACTGGCTTTTACTCAGAACCTCTAAAGCTGAGTTACAAATATCATTGCCCAGAAACCCTTTTTTGTGAAACAAATAGTCGTATATATTTTCTTTCATAGGTAAGTGGGGGCTTTTACACCCCCACTCTTACATCTATACGTCAGCCAAGAAGCCGTTAGCTGCCTGGTTTTTCGACATAAGGCCATACTCGGCAATGAGCATCTGTTTGATGCTATCACCTGTTTTAGCCAATGTCTCCGTTTGAAACGGACGCAAGTAAGCAACAGCCCAGAAATCGAAGTCAATAAACCAACAATCTCTAGCTCTCTGGAACCGATCTGGAATTATTTTAAAAGTTCCAAAATCGGAAACATAAACATCTACTGATGCTACCACACTCGCCGGAGCGGCTTTATCGGCAGCGGTTCTCAGACTTGATACAGTCTGTGATAAAGCCGAAATAACTTGCTTGTTAGACGAGCCAACAAGTATAGTATCTGGCGTACCACCGCTATCAAAGCACTCCTTGATAACAGTCTTCATACCAGCTTCAGTCAGCGTACCTGTCGAGGTAGCATCGGAAGCGGTATCTGTACCGTTACCAGATGAAGCCGAACCTAAACCGGGTGGTGAAGGTGCACCTCCAAGAGTATGGTAATTGGTCGCTACCCATGCGCCCAACCCTGCTGTGACTCGTGCTGTGCCTGCTGCCCCAGCGTTCCTAGCCACATTATCCATAAGCATCTTTTCCATGTCACGCTTCATTTCTTTAGCGCGTTTGGCTAACTGATACGCTTGTGAACTGCGTCTGCCTGCAAAATCTACGGCCTCGGCTGTTCCACTCGTCTGGACCGCTTTCACGGATATCTGAGTGTAATTCCCCACTCTCGTAGGTTCTGCAACAGCTAGAGATGCTGGATCGTCACCTTCGAGCGAACGAGAGGCCGCCGCAGCGGTTAAAGTATCCGTTTGCCACTCGAAAAAGGTGTTATCCGCAGTTTCTCTGCCACATCCACTAAGAAAGGGCGTTTCAGTTGGAGCGATGTTATAGATGATGTTACTTAGGTCTTCCCTGATGCCTACGGCACTAAAGGTTAACCTAGTATTTGTTGGTACTGTCATCTAAATAACCTCCTAGATTAAATATCTACGAAATCCTCAAAAAGATGGGACGCATCTTTAACGTGTCCCGATTCTTGAAGACGTTTCATTTTCGCAGCACGTTTCGCTTTGCTAGATGATGATTTTGTCGGAGGTGATCCGGGTCTAATCACTCTAGGTTTATTCTTCAACTTCTTTGATTTTACGTCAGCCTTTTGCATAGCATCATGCTTCGAGGCTTTCAACAAAACTAGCAAAGAACGGTGGTCAATTAAAGAGCCTATTTCTTCTTCGGAAAATCCCTGGCTTAATGCGTACTCACGAATTTCAGATGCTAGTTGTTTCTGTGCTTCCGGTTTCCCCCAATCGGGCAACGCTTCTGCAAGCTTTGCGTGTTCCTCTTGGAGAACCTTTACACGTACACGTTTATTATCTTCTGCTCGCTTGTACTGAGCTTGTTGCTGCTCTCTCTGTAAAGCCTGTACTTTTTCCTGCTGTTCCCTAAACTCTTCTTTCTTTGTGACATATTCTATAGGATCTGAGTCTCTTAAAGAAGCCCAGTCTACATTAGCGAATTTGTCAAGACCTGTTGATGAATTAGCTATAATCTGGTTCAGCGATTCAACATACTGCTCTCTCTCAGCTTGTATCTGTGAAATTTCGGAATTATACTGAAGTTGCATTTCTTCCATTTGTTTTCTTTCAGTTGACAAGTCCTGAGTTTTCTTGGTGTAATCCGACTGGCGTGAATAGCCTTTCATAAGCTCGTCAAGGGTTACTTCCTCTTCTGTGCCATTTACGGTCACAGCATATAAAAGTTCCTCTTCTGCTTCGTCGTCAGACTCCTCAGATTCTTCCTCCGAATTTGCAATCAGTTCTTCGGCTTCTTCTTCAGATTCCTCTTCCAATGATTCGTCTTGAATTTCTTCAGTAGACTCTTCCTCTTCCGTAGGGGTGGCTTCCTCTCCTTGCAGTTTATTCTCTTCAGACTCCGCTATAGAAAGTAATGCCTCTTGTGCTTCTCTTATTGTTCCCGGCATATTCTCTCCGGTTAGTTGCGGGGCTTGTTGCGTATCCGCCATATCTTTTACTCCTTAATCTAAATGAATGGGTGTTGCTTCTCAAGAATATCAGCCATGCGTCCGGTTTCAACTATAGACGATATATGGGCGTGAATCCTATCAAGCAATCGCATTGCAAGCCAGATTGATTCTCTGGCCTCAACTTCTGTAGAGCCACTGTTTTCCCAACGGCTCTGTAAATCTTGTTTTAACAAATCAAATGCTTCTACAAATAATTCGTCCTGTAATAAATTGTTCGCTCTTCTAGCTCTTTCCTCTTCAGAAAAATCGCTCATGTTGCTCCTATAGCTACGGCTCTATTCTGCTCTCTCTCCAAATTAAGCTCTTCCTGTTTCAACTGAGAATCTACAGCTAACTTCTGATATTCCTGCTGAATCTTTTGGGCTTTAAGCTGAATCTCCGCAGCCTTTATTTCAAGTTCCTGATGTTTAGTTTGAGCCTCCATCAAATCTGCCTGCTCCTTGGGGCTAGGCTGTGATTGTTGAGGCGGTATTGTAGAAGGATCTGTGAGGAAATCATTAACATTTTGGAAGCCCATAGCCTTCACCAAGGCTGCCCCCAAGTTGTATATATTCTGTTCATTAACAATTCGTAATCCACCTTTCATCGCTTCTGCTGCAAACTGAATCATTTGGGAAAGGTGCATCATTTGTTGATCTTTGCTTCCATGTCCAAGCGCAACGGATACAGTGCAGTCATATTGGTCATTCCATACATCTGGGCGAACAGGAACCCACTCATTACGCAGCTTTACTACTCTTTCCTTATCTTGGTTTTTAAGTAGAAGCTCATATATGGTAATCATTAAATCTTTCACGCCTGTTTCTGCAAAGTTCCTGGCAATCAACTCTACTCTACTCTGGGCTGCACCCATCACGGCGTTGACAGCGGTTGCAGTCGTATGCGATGTTAAGGCGTTTTCATTTAAGCCTTGAGACATTTTAGAAACACCAGCCCTAGACTCTCTTACTCCGTCCAAGTATTCTAGCATTTGGAATGAATAAGGTTCTAAAGCAGGAGTTTGTAAGGGCATTACTGCATTTGGTGATTTGACTCTTACTACACCGCCCGGTCTCTGGGTGAGCAAATCATCTAGGTTCGCTTGGCCCTCCAAAACGGCATAGCGCCCATAATTCTGGTTGTACATATTATCCATGAGATTTCGCATTAGCGTACTACGCATGAGCTGAAGATCCATAACAAGATCAGCTATAGACAGTCCAAAGAACTTATGTGGGATCTTTATAGGCGTAATAGAAACAAATGGAATGGAATCTATTTCGTCATTCTCTAAAACAGTAGAACCTACAGTGCAAACTTTTCTTAGCTCGGTAATACCATCGCCATTAAAGTCTGTTTTGAGAAAAGACTCATGCAGCCAGTATAAGCGCAATCCGTCTTCTCCATACTCTTCTCCGCCCCATCCTTCCCAGTATCGGGCAGACTTATCAAACGCATACCTTTCTAATCTTTCAGAATCATAACTGGCTAAATCATCATCTCCTGCACCAATAGTATCAGCATCAAGGTCTTGATCTGGATACATCTCCCTAAGCTCTGATAATGTTTTCTGTACTCGGTGACAAACAAATCTAGCGTCTTGTAGGTTTTTAGCCTCCCTCGAAATAAGGAACTCAGAGGGTGGGACATTCTCTATTTTAATCTTTCCATTGTATGAGTGTCTTTTTATAACTACATCATGTAAAGTTATATTATATTCCTGAAATTCTGCATCCTGGTATTCGGTATGCTCTACCACCTCTACATCATCATCTGTTATTAAAGCGGTAAAAGAAATTTCATCTAACCCTCGATACTCCTCTCTCTGGCTTTCTGTATATTCGTCCCACCATACCTTAACAATTCCATTCTTGCTCAACAAGGCATCAGTAAACCACTGATACATAATTTCCCAACCCGGATTATCTTTAGTAAACACGTAGTTCACATAGTCCGTAGCCTGTGCTGCCATTTCAACATCTTCAGGACCATGAGGATTAAATTTGACCATCTCATCCCCGGAGGCAAATACTCGCATCAAGGAGGGTTTAATCCATTCAATGGTATCCTGTACTGTCGAATCAACATACTGGCTACGTCCCGGTACTTCGTTGCCAAAAGGAAGGCCATAATAATACTGCATGGCGGTTTCCCTTTGCTTGGAGATTGTGTCTCCCATATAACCTAGAGAGGAAGTGATCTCCCCTCTTATTCTGGTAACTAAATCTTCTTCAGTGATCGTATCAGCCATTAGATTATTCCGTAGTTCCTATATTCTATGTCTTGCGTCCAAGCAGGATCTTCCCCCGCTACTGCAAATCTTTGTGATTGGAAGGCATACCTTGTTGCGGACATAAGATCATCTCTTAAAGGGACTACCTTGTTATCTTTCCTGTGGTACATTCTAAACTCTTCAAACCAGTCTGAGAGCGTTGAGAATACTTTAAATTTGCCTGCCTCTATAGATTGAAGCATAGCCATTAAGCCTTCCTCAACAGAGTTAGACCCTTTGTTACTTCCTAAAGCGGGTGGATTAGTAAAATGCTGTAATAGAAAGTTACAGCCTAAGTTTCTATACTGTTCTGCTAATCCAGGGTTTCCCATCGAATCTCGTCTATTCCCGTCATGCGGGTAGGCTATGGGAATAAAATGCGGTCTGAGACGTATATTTTCTGCATGAACAGACGGAGAGGCTTTAGAAGCTCTGTAGCAATCATATATGTAAAATGTATCTTCATCCCTGTCTACTGCGCACCAGACTACGGCTGTAGGGTGATCCCAGCCAAAGTCTATGGCCGCGATTCTAGGCCAGTGGGCTTTTATTTCCAGTGGGTCAACCATCACCTTTTCTTCACCCAGTGGAAATACTAGTCCTGATCCTATAGAGGGTCTGCCATTCCTTCTCATTTCCCTCTCATGGGGCGAATAAGAAGATAGAATCTGTTCCATCACAACTTCTGAGAGGTGACCTCTTTCTCCCTGTTGGGACTTTATTCTTTCTGAGGCATCATCCCATGTGGCGTTGGTTAGAGACTGCCCTGACTGAAGGTTGTTCATAAAGGATGCAACCGTTTCAGTCATCCCCTGCTCTGGCGTAAAAGTCATATAAACCATACCCTTACGGTCTAATGTTCGAGTAACTGCTTGAGAATATATTTCCCTACTTGGTTCCTCGTCTAGCCATATGCAGTCTACTGATCTCCCCTGCCATTTCTCTACACCCATCTCGTAGGCTTTAAAGAATAAAGAAGAGTTCCCCCCGCTTACGTGCTTTATTAAAGCTACACTTTTGGCGTTGGGGACACCAGGCTTTCGTTCTGTCTTTATTATAAGTTTTTGGGGTATAGCCCCTGATCCGAAAGCCTCTGGGTCATCGGGAGAACCCAATAATTCGTACTGTACAATATCTCTTGTGGTTTCGTTTGATACACCCCCAGCCCATGCAATAATTGGCTGTGTATATCTCCTGCCCTGCCACCAAGATGGGTATAACCCTGTGGTATGGTAGGCGAGTTCGGCTGCTCCACAATAACTCTTTCCTATGCGGTTAGCTGCCATCAGAAGCCTCTGGTTGGCCTCTGAGCCTGTTTTATGGAAATTTAACTGGTAAGGGTAGGGGTCATAGAAATCGAGCTTGTTGAAGCGCTCACGCGTTCTAATCTCTCTAGCTATTTCTACTGCTTTTTCGAGTTCGTTCCTTGTAGCCACTCGCATAGATCGCTTTGGCTTGACGTTCAGCGCCTGCTCTAGTTGCATAGCATTTCCCAGATTTCCCGTATTTCCATCCTTTCTTTCCGTTTTTGAGTGAACACCGTTGAATAGGCATCAGTTCAACCTAGCAGGAACCTCGTCCGGTTCAGAAGACCCTGTTAAAGCCTCAAGTTCCCGCCTTAGCTCATCAATGGAGGCAGTCTCAATGTGAGAGACTTGCTGTTCCACTTTATCGACAGGTTTTAACCCTGCTCTATCCAGATAGTCTTTAATAGCTCCTAATTTGACGGCTTCAGAGGTGGCGTTATCCACTAACTCGTGGAGCTTTGCTAAGACACCAGGGACTCCATCAGAGAGCATTTCTCTCGTCTTTTCGGTGATCTCATGGGAGAATTGCTTTTTAAGGGCGTATCCTTTCTGTTTAGAGGCTTTCTCAGAATAGCCTGCCATCTCTGCTGCTTTAGTAGCATTTCCTGTTAAACAGTAGGCTTCAATGAAGGCTTCTTGCTTCTCTGTTCTCATCAGTACGGGCCTGCTCCGAGCAATCCAGGTTGTGCCATTGGCCCAGGTTGTGCCACCGGCCCAGGCTGTCCCATCGGTTGGGGAGCTGGCATAGGAGCGCCTGCCCCTCCAGTAATCTCAGCGAGTCTTTGATCTATCTGATCTCGCAAGAAAAGTAGCTGGGCTACCTCATCCTCTTGGTTTGCTATAGGAGGCATACCCCCCATAGAGTCAGCAGGAGGCATCCTCTCGATTCCTGCATTTCCTGCCATCATTGGGTCCATCATTGGTAGTCCGTTAGCCATAGTCTTGTCCTAGTAGTCAAATGTTTGTAATATTTTTACAGCAGCAAAAGAAGCAGCCAATGCTTGATTTATTGGCACTGGGTTGCCTTCATCGTCTCTTTCCCTCATCAGGGCTTGAAGTTCATCCTTTGTCATCTGTAGCAACTCATTGTAGCTCCATCCATGGGGAGCGAATTTCTCATCAAAGTCTTTCCCAAAATGATCGGGAGCATCACGTAAAGAATTAAATGCTGTCAGAGGCTGTACTTGCCAGTAGCCACTGTCTGTATTATCTGGTCCATAGGCTTCAATAGTTGCATAGTCACTTTCTATAGCACCTATCCTCTCCAAGTCTGCCCTTAGCCTATCTTCCCCATATCGTTTTTTACGAGCCTTACCATCCTTACCATAATCTGTTCCAAGTGCGTCAACTGCTATATCTATAGCATTCCTAGCTATTGTGGGATCAGAAGCAGAGCTACTCCTCAAAGTGCGCTTCCATTTAGCTATTCTCTTAGAAGCACGCCCTACCCAACCAGAATCCTTCTGTTTTCCAGCATAATAATAATCGTGCCAATTATTAAAGAAAGCCTGGTCTTCTGGCAGAATCGAGATCATGTCAGCTTGAGGAAGCCTATAGTTGGTATTCCCGTCTTGGTCTTCCGGTAGCATGGTAGCTCCGGCGTCACTAATGGGGGATAAGCCTAAAAGCCCTTCCTTAACGCCTCCCAGGATTTCCCAAAAAGCCTCCTTAATTTGATCTACCAGAGGTCTTTCCTCAACCCCTTGTTCGATTATTCTTGGAGCCTGCCTAGCTTCAAAATGCGTTTCTTGATAGTTTAAATCCTTCCCCATTTCCTGATACTCAGACACAGGGGAATCTCCTAGGAGTCCATATAGAACCATCTCTGCAGTTTGAGCTTCCTCTTCTGTGTAGAAGGGGCCTGATATATAATCCCCATCCCTAGAAAAAACAGCCCAAATAGCTCCGTTTCCTACGGGTTCTTTCATGGTGGACGGGTCTAGTATTTGCAATACAGTGGGCTGTTGCATCTGTTCCAAAAAGCCCTGAGTAGGTTTTCTCAGAGGTTGAACCATATCCGTAGGCTTCCTTAAAGGTTCATCAAGAAGACCACTATTCGTAGGCTTCCTTAAAGGTTCATCAAGAAGCCCGCTAGCCATGGGTAGTAGTATCCATATAATAGCTCCTATTGCTATGCAATCTACTGAGATTGACCATATTAAATAGCCTCTCAGAGCCCAGTTTCTTAGGTGTTTCATGGGGTTTCAACATGTGGTTATTTCCTTAGGCTTCCCCTCCGCTGTATGGGGACAATATATATACGTACGTAAAAATTCAAAGGGGGTGCCCCCCCCTCGCGTGAGCCTTTATGCGCATGAGGCAGCCCCTTGCCTGCCCGCGTGCCCCTAGAGGCTGCGGTGAGCCTTAGAGGCAGCCTCTTGGACCCCGTGGGGCTTCCTCTAGGCTTCCTCTACCTGCTAGTACTAAACTGGAACTAGTTTGGGTTTGTTGTTTTGGTTTGAACTGTGTGTGTGTTAGGACTATACATATCCATATGGAGGCAACCTCTAAGTGAGGCAGCCTAAGGACCGAGGCAGCCCATATACTATGTACCTGGTGTATTAGGCTACTGTATC